CCTCAGGCCAGTTCCCATCTAATACCATAACTGCAATAGCTGAATAGTTAAGTAGGTCTATAAAAGAATCTCGTAATGATTCATTACTAGGTGCGACATTGTTGTCTACTAAATTATTGATACGAGCAATCTTGTCCCACATACGAACTCTTAATCCATTGATAGGACCACCTGGAGATCTTGCAATATTTAATGGACCGTAATCGTGGTGCTTATCTATAAGCAAGTTACCTGCTGAGTCCAGAACTGTCCACATATTGGACACAAATTCACTGTCTAAATTAGATTCTTTTCTCATTGCACCCTGTCTGCGTAGATCTTTAAGATCTCCGACTATTCTGGTAGTACCATCAGTTCTAAGTTCCTCATACATTTGGCACACCTATTGTCCGTTTTGTCTCTTCTATACCCTTTGCTAAGTATAGATCATTGAGGTCCATACCAGCCGGTAGCGACACGATAGTAGAGTTGATAACCTCTTGAGCTACCATCCTTGAGAACTCTGCACCAGGATTTGTACCATCATCTTTTAAATCATTATCACCAATAATATAAACCTTGCCATACCCAGTAAACATCCTAGTAAAGTGCGACTTCCAAGCCTGTACACCAGGAACTCCAACTGCTGGTATACCTAAGATTGCAGATGCAATAATGGTATCTAACTCACCCTCACAAATTGCTATGTATTCACTACTTAAAATGATATCGCTAACATTATATAGATGACCCTTCTGTCCTGTTGGCGCACCATACTTAGGCTTACCTTCATCTAATCTTCTAAACTTAAATCCAACACAGTGTCCCATTACAGTCATATAAGGTATGGATAGCCAGCCTTGATAGAACTCGTGACCTGCAATAGGTTGCTTGATATAACCTAAGTAGTACTGGTCAGCTACCTCTTTAGAAATCCCACGACCTGCGAGAAACTCTATTGCTTCCTCGCCTAGATCCTTGTTGTACTGGACTGCCGCTTCTAGCGAGGATTTCAATTGCTCTGATGAGAGCATCTTTAAACTCCATATTCTCTTTGATACTAATAATGTTTACTGCGTTGCCACCCTTACCGCAAGTATGACAGAAGTATAAGTTCTCTCTGGTATTTATTACCGCACTTCTTCTACTGTCATCGTGGAGTACACACCTAACAGAACAAGCCCTACCCTCTCTTACCTCACCGCCATAGTGAGAAACAATTACTCCAATAGGTATTGCATTTGCATCAGTATCTGAACTGCCTTTACTAGATCTTCTACTCCTTGACCAATCCTGTGCCGGCATCTGTACTCTCCTCTTTTTCTTCTACCACCTCTGGTACTGGTTGTAGTATTTCTGTTGTAGTTATCTCACCCTCTGGTACTGGTGTCATTGCTTCTCCTTTAACCATTGTGTTAGGTCCTGTATGACCCAAGCCTTTTCTATTCCTGCGCTTCTTCTTTTGAATAGTACATAAGATAAAGGCTGATTAATGCTACGATGCTTAGCATAATTAGCAGCTTCCTTTTGCGCTTCATCCCAGAACTCCTTTAGATTTAACTTCTTAGTATTCTTTAACTCAAAGATATAAGTCTCACCAGCAACTATAACTACTAGATCACCCTCATCCTCATTGCCAGATAGACGTAGCCTCTCAGCTACTAGACCCATCTTCCTAAACCACTTCATCACATCAGTCTCAAACTTTGCACCTTTAGTCTTATTGTATTTTGGAGTCACTATAAATAGCATCCCTTCTATACATTCTACCCATTGCATCTGAATCACTGATCTGACATACCTCATAGTTAACAAATAAACCAACGTGGTCAGAGCCATCCGCAGTATGCGGTCCAAATCTATTCTTAACTGCAGCTATCTTTAATACTTTATTGTATGGATCAAAGCCAAGCGTAAGTATTAGTGCCGGTAATTGAGATACCTTACCGTGAATTGCTCTACGAGCAGGTGGTTCAGTGGTCTTGCCATACTCTGTTTGTTCACTGACGTGGTGCAATACCATCACACAAGCCTCAGTCTTACGAGCCATATCGTGGAACTCCACCATAATAGATCTAAGTCCTGCCCACTCATTATCAGATTCTGCTGCCACATTCATTAGGTTATCTATTACAACCAGCTCTGGTGGAACTCCAAACAATTCAACATAGGCTTTTATCTCTAACTCAATATCATCTAATGATGGTGATGAATCAAAGACAAACTGTATGCTATCTAAATTACCTAGATGCTTATCGTAGTAATGACGATTACTAGTTAAGTTATTCTCCACCATAATCTGGCTGTGTCCTGATAAGTGGGCTGCTGCCCTCATCATTACCGTTGCAGTATCTGTATCTGCCGAGAAGAATAAAGTAGGAACCTTTGCTTTGATTATATAGATAAGAGCAAACATACTCTTACCAACATTGGGCGCAGCAGCAATCATACATACCTGACCTCTGCGAAACTTAATCTGTTTTTTAGATAGAGTTTCCCATACGTCAGGTAGTGGTGTTGCATTAGTGGTTGACCCACGCCACGCCCTGTTTAAATTAAGCAACGTCTTCCTTCTTTAAAGTTATACCTCTGGCAGATCTAATACGTTTTCTTTCATCAACATTTAATCCACCCCAGATACCGAAATACTCTTGGGTAATACCCCACTCAGCACACTCTGCTAAATAGGGACATCTATTACAAATGCTTACTGCTGTTCTAGTATGAGTCCGATGGCTTGGATCTTCTATATCGGGGAAATATATTTCCATTCCAACTTCTGCACATAACGGGTTCTCAAATTCCCAAGGAACCCGCATAAATTATTTCTTAAATTTTGATACAGAGTCTGGATAAATCGGATCAACCTTTACATAGCCAGGACCCATACGTACAGGCTTTGGTCCTGCTGCTGGATCACACCAAGCCCAATATGGAGAGCCATCTTTTCTAACACCAGCCTTGTGTATCATCTTTCCATTAACACAATCAGGTGCATCAGCTCTGTTGTATGTATATACAGAACCAAACTTATCTGTAAGTACATCACCATCAGTATCTGTTGCTACTGATGTAGCACCTAATGCTTTCTTAGCATAAGAGATAGCACCGCCTCCATTAAATGATTGTGGTGTTGCACCTAGTGTGGTGCCTGTAGTTGTTATCAATGTTGATAGATCAGACAATGATGTTAAAGATGATTCTAACTCAGCCTGATTAGTTGCGTAGATATTTATTAAAGTTCCATCAGCTAACTTATAGTTAACCTGAAACTTTGTGCTTTCCGGTGCAGCCATTACTTACCTCCAGTATATTTGACAGTTAATCGTACTGATTCCTGTCCCTTTTTAATTGGTACATTACCGAGAAGTTTTTTAACCTCATCGATATCTACTGACTCTCGACCAGCTATGGTGCTCCAACTAATTTGGATACCACTATTAGTCTGACCAGTAAATCCTTCTAACGAACTCTTTAATGACTCCTTCTCATTAGTAAGTTCTTTTATCTTTGCATCTAATTGTAGATATTTCAAAGCGGATGTGTCAACCTCTGGGTTGTCTATAAATACTTCACCCTCTTTGATAAGTTCTTTTTTTATACCAGTACATCCAATCTTGCCCGACTCATCAAAGTACTTGCAATAGAATCTGCAGTAACTTTGATCGCGCTCTGGCTCTGGTGCAATTGCGCTCTCTTTGATAGCTGATAACCAGTTCAAAGCATCTTGTGCTAGTGCTGGATCATATGGTTCTGAATGAACTTTAACATCTCGCTCATCACCATCACGGGCGATGGCTACTAGATTAACAGTCTTGGGCTTCCCTTTCCCAGACTTTTCAAGCAAGTAGCCATACACCTGTACTTGCCAACGCTGTTGTAGCGAAGGAAAGTAGGATAGATTTTTTACCTTAACGGTTTTCCAATCTATCACATCTCCGGTCTCTGGTATATATAAATCTATATGAGCTTTCATTCCTTCAAACTCAGCCTCTGTCTCAACCAAATACTTCTCACCCTTTGGGTCAAGTGCTGATATAGCCTTCTCAATCTCAGCGTGAATAGCAGTACCCATAATGGCAGCCAACTTTAATTCATTATCATTAGTTGCATCTCGCCCATTGAGACGATACCAAACTTTTCTACGACAGCCACCTAACTCTGATGGACCTACCTGGGTTTGCTTTGATCTAGATCTACCAGCATCTTTAGCTCGTAGAACATCAATCAATAACTGCTTTGGATCGCTCACTCTAATCCCCACTTAATAAAACATTCTAGAATAAATTTATACATCTCTAAGTCTAATAGATGAAACTGTAATTGCCAATATATTTCTATCATAAACCTTCCTTACTTAGTAAATTGTGTCTTGATACTAGGTGTGCCACCACACCATACGTTGTACTGTATAGCA